CCTTCCGACATGTTACGTCGGGCTTCATCGATCTCTTCGGGCAGAATGAAAGGCGAGGTGATTGTCTGAAACTGCCAACCGTCCCAGGTCGGGTCTTCCATGCTCTGACCGCGCATGTAATGCTCGTAGAGATGGTTGAACGATTTAGGCGTACCAATGAAAAGGGCACGACCTCTGGTAGATGCCAAAGTAGGCTGAATGACCGTGTTCCAGGTCTCGGGACGCATGTCCTGAAACTCGTCCAAAACAACAAAGTCCAGACCAACGCCTCGAAGCGTGTCTGGCTTATCCGCACCCTTGAGTGCAATCATGGAGCCGTTCTTGAGCAGGATGCTCATCTGGGTTTCGTTGATCTTCTTAACCCATTTACGTGGAATGGTCTCTTTCAAGTCTTCCCACATAATCTGTCGCGCCATTTGATATGTTGGCGCGATGTACCAGATGAGCTTCTTGGGTCGTTTGGCTTCGCGGATCATCTCCATTTTGGAAAGCTGTGTTTTACCCCAGCGACGGCCTGCAACGACTGTGCGATAACGCGCCGTCGAGTTGTAGACTTCCATCTGACGTTTATGCAAAAAGGCCCAGTTGGGTCTTCCCCCTCTTGGACCTTTTGTCATTTGTAGGGGCAGTTGAAGCTGCATTAGTCTTCGCCTTCCTCTTCAACCAGATCGTTCGTATCGATCAGGTCGGCGAGTGGATCTTCAAACTCAATGTTGCGCATCTGAGCCTGCATACTTTCGATCTGCTCTGGTGACAGTTCGGTGATGATCAGTTCATCCATGTCGTCTGGATCGCCGTCTTCTTTGTCCAAACCAAGCAGCGCGTAACGTTCCTTGCGCAGAACTTCGAGCGTCTTGGCGGCTTTGTTCAAAGCCGAAAGGTTAGCGTCCTTTGTGCTGAAGGCTGCTTTCGTGTTGTTGGCGTTGATCAGCTCCTGCATGACCATCTTTGTGATGGCTTCTGCAAAGCGATAGTGGTCATTCCGAGTTGTGATGATGCGCTTAGTGTTCTCTGCGGCCTGCTTTGCCATTTCGTCTTCAAGCGCTGACGTGGCTGTGGCGGCTGCTTCATGCGCCCGTGAACCTTTGACTGTGCCGGCGTTTGAAAGCTTCTTGTGAATGCTGTCAGGTCTGATGCCGAACCGTTCAGAGAGTTCCGCAAGTGTGTGATTGCCGTACTCCCACAGAAGGGTGATCTTTTTCCACTCATCGGGTGTGAGACGCTTCTGAACGCTGGATTTTTCTCCAGCGAGTTCGGCTTCAAGTTCTTCGATTTCAGATTTGGACATTATCGGCTCTTTTTGAACAACGGATTTATTTGCCATTCCGTCAGTTCTTGAAAAAAGACCTGCGGTGCGGGGAACACCGCAGGTCTGACAACAGAGACAAGCGTGTCGGCACAAATGTTTCGACAGAACAAATATAGTCGAGGGGTCAACTTTTGTCAAGTAAACAGTGACTTATTACATGACACAACCCAAAGAGGAGTTCCGCTGGTTAATTTCAACCGCGCTCTATATTATTTACAGTTGACAAGAAAAAAAAAGAAGTTATTCTTACGAATGAGTGAGTAGGGGGAGAAAGACTCTTATTTATAAATAAAGAGCGCGGTTGAAATTAACCAGCGGCAGTCGCCTTAAAGGTGAGTAACAAGGCTCAGATCTCACTCGGATCTTCATCTTCCTTCTCATCAAAGCCTTCCACAACAACATCAAACGAACCTGTATTCACGTCAAATGAACGCAAAGCCTGCGGTGTGAGCGTGTAAGTCATTCTTTTTCTTCCATCTCTTTGACGAAGTCCGGCTTTCTCAATCAACCCGCGCTTCACCAGATACCTCAAAGTAAACTGAAATGCGTTCTTGGTCGGATTGTAGGAAATCTTCTCGATCAACTGGTCGGTGTCCAGAAAATCCCCGTTGTCTGCTCCTTTGAGAATCTTCTCCAGCACGTCAATCTGTTTGGCGGTAAAGCGTAGCGTATCGGTCATAGAATAAGTGGCTCCGAGGTTGGTTGATTGTCAAAGCAAGACAAAGGGATCTTCTTAGGCAGGTCTCTACCTACATCTGGATTGACGTAGACGCTGTAAACTGGCGTTGCCAGGATAAGCTGTTGAAGGTTTCTCAGAAGGTCTTCGGTTGTCATGTTTGCCACTCGCGAAGCGCCAACGCCCCCTCTTGCAGACCCTGTCTTCTCTTGAGCCGAGTGAGCGTAGTAGAACTTCCGCATAGCTTCTACTCGCGCAGCAGCAACGGCCGGCCGCAGGCTCTCTATCTCCTTCAAAATAGCCTGAGCATCGGCGGGATGAGCTGAGAAGGTGGCTGCAAAGAACTTCATCCCCGCCTCGTACTTGTTTGATCTTACAGGACTAACTGTCTTGAAGCCTGCCTTCTCTGAAAAGACATTGTACTTACTCATGGCGGATTGAATTTCGATGAACTTCTTTCCAGATTGCCGCGATACGATGTTCTGAAACCGATAGGAGACCCCTACCCCTCTAAACATCGTGTCGGTCACAATCCGCCCGATCACTCTGAAGTCACGGTTGATGAGCTGATATCGCGCCGTGTTTGCAGCCTTCGAGTTGTGACCAGGCTTGATGTCGGGCATCAGAATATGACGCTCCTTCAAAAGACCTTTAGGCACTGTCAAAACACACACGCCGATGGTTTCGCCATGCAGCGTCAGCTTGTAGTAATTGGGCCCAATAGGCGTACCTTCGGTTTTGTAATGAAGGTGATGCATCTTGTCCCAGTCCTCTTTGGTCCCCGGCTCTACAAACATCTCCTTCAGCAGTGGATATTCAGACTTTGCGTCTGGGATATAGTCAACACTGACTGCACTATCATCAAAAATCATCGTGAGACCCTCTGAGCGCGTCTCTGATGCGCAACTCTGACTTTCTGTAGGGGTTTTGCGCTGCGAGCGCGTACAACGTCTCTAAGACGCTCTTTTTTGCTCTTCGCCCAAGCTTGCTCAGCAAGCACAAACTCCCAGTTGAAAATGAAATACAGTTGGGCAAGTTCAATCATTGTCAGGATACTCCACTTTGATGCGTTCACGGTAATGCTTGGTGACGATCACGTCGGGCCCCAGCTCATCGACCATGTCGGTATGAGTTGTGGCAACGATTAGAGTTGCGCCAAATTTGCGAGCAGTTCGTGCCATATTGTACGCGATGCCTTTGGCTGTATTGCGGTCAAGCACGGCTCCAAACTCGTCAGCGACCCAGACCTTTGTGCCCTTCTCGATGAGTTTGGCCAACTTGACGCGATACCTTTGACCGTCAGACAGCTCTGAAGGTTTTCGCACATAGAGGAATGCATCTGAGACGCCAGCCTTTGCCAGAAAGTTCAAGCCATCCGAGAATGTCTTTCCGATCTGGTCAATGACGGGAACCTCCAGCAGCTCAACATCATCAAGACGGTCCACTGTGGTCTGCTCTTCGAGCTGTTTGGCGAGATCCTTAAGAAGAAGAGACTTGCCTGAACCTGACTGACCGGTGATGTAAACAACATCACCTTGCTTCACGTCTAGCTCCAGATTGTCATAAATGACGAATTCAGCGTCAGAAAGACCGATGCCGAAGGCTTCAGCCACCTCTAAAACCCTGGGTGTCTTGTCCACTCTCGTCTTAAAGCGGATATCAAACTTGTATTTGGACATTTCGGCCTCTTTGTTAAGGCCGACACGTTGTCCTGTTGTTACTCGTACTCTTCGATGTCTCTGAGACGCTTATCCACAATTGACTGCTTCACAAACTCCAAAGACCCAACTGTTCTGGCTACATCAATCAGGCAGCTTCCACTTTGAAAGACGATGTCCTGTGTTGGATTTTCACACATTCCGATCATCACGATGCCTCTGATGTCAAAAGACATAATGCGGCCGCGTACACCTTCGATGAATTCGAGCATCTCATCTCGACCATCAATAAGGATCTCGTCTTCTTTTTCCTTGCCGAAGGTTTCAGGTTTCGTAAAATCTGGAAACATCTTTACGATGTTGTCTTCCTTCTCATCGCTCATGCCATCACACCCTCAACCCATTTAACCAGGGCTTTTGAAGGGTCTTCTTCAGAACCTTCAGCCATAACTTCAGCCATAAAGTCCTTTAGAATTCGCGCTTGCACCGGTGTTACGGTCGAGAACCCAAAGACTTTGCGCAAAGGCAGATCGCCCGCTTCAATCTCAATCAAAAGCTCCTCAGTCTCTTCGCTCATCTTCTTAGAAGAGCCGAGGATGTCATCTGTCAGACTTGTTTCATCCATCAGATTATCAGGAGAGGTGGACATATCTATGAGCTTGCCAAGGTCGTCATCCAAGATCATGTTGTCGATATCAAAATCTTCACCAACAAGAACCTTCAGGTTTCCGATTTCGATTGAAAGCTTGTCGTTGTCCATGTTCTGATTGGACATCAGGTTGTCTGCGATGCGAGCCTCGATGGCTACAGCACGGCTGACGGGCACTTGAATGACCTTGATCTTTTCCCAGCCCAGATGCTTCGCAGCCATCCAGCGGCCATGACCTGCAATGATCTCGCCGTCTTTGTCAACAATCACGGGTTGGATTTGACCCACGCTCGCAAGAGACTTTGCCAGTCTTTGCGTAGACTCCTCAGAGTGCTTTTTGTGGTTGTTCTCGGCTGGCGTTAGGCGATCCAAAGAAAA